AAGGTGTTGCAGCTAACGTAGCCCGTGTAAAAGGGTCAATAGGCTATGTAGAGTATGCCTACGTTAAGAAAAACAAATTGATTTATCTACAGTTGCAGAACAAGTCAGGCAAGTGGGTACACCCAGATGACACCACATTTGCTGCTGCGGCTGCAGGTGCTGACTGGTTCTCAGTACCAGGTATGGGATTAAGCATTGTTGATCAGCGTGGAGATAACGTATGGCCAGTAAGCACAGCCAGCTTTATTCTCATGTACAAAGATCCTAAAGATCAAAAGCAAAGCCAAGAAGCATTAAAGTTTTTTGATTGGGCTTTTAGAAATGGCAAACAGGCAGCATTAGATTTAGATTATGTTCCGTTGCCTAATGATCTAACAAATCAAATTAGATTGAGAGTTTGGAATCAAATCAAATAATCGTACACACTAATAGAGTGTAGCTGGAACTCGTGACCAGCAAAAAGCCCCTTTCGGGGCTTTTTTATTCGTGTGCAATAACTAATGCCACTGCCACTGCCACAAACACTCCTCTGACCCAAAGGTCAGTTTTTGTAATATTATATAGCGGCTTTCTCATGATTGTCCTCCTTGGTTTTCCATAAGCTATAACCAACTCCGCCTGCCAGTAATCCAAAGGTTAATCCCAAGGTCAACAGTGCAGGCAATTTAATACCTATCATCATTAACACGATCTTGACACCAATCAATACTAAGATTAATGCTAGAGCATATTTGAGATAGTGGAATCTATGTATCATGGCAGCTAGAGCAAAATACAAGGCTCGTAGTCCCAAAATAGCAAAGATGTTTGATGTATAGACTATAAACGGGTCTTGCGTAATCGCTAAGATAGCAGGTACACTATCAACAGCAAATATAATGTCTGCAAAGTTAATCAATACTAAAGCAACGAACAACGGAGTAAACCATCTTACTCCATTCTCCTTGAACCAGAAGTCGTGACCTCTGTATTCTTTGCTGATATTCATTTTACTTTTCATCCATTTATACAATGCGTTATTCTCAAAGTCTGGACCATCATCATCTTTGGCCCATAACATCTTGACCCCAGTGATGATTAAGAAGGCTCCAAAGAACCAAAGTATCCATTGCCATTCTGATACTACTGCGGCACCGAATCCGATGAACACAGCACGTAGCACAAGAGCCATTAAGATACCCCAGACTAAAACACGATATTGATAGATTCTAGGTATTCCCAAGAATGTGAAAATCAAGGCAAACACAAATACATTGTCTATGCTTAATGATTTCTCAACTAAGAATCCTGTGTAGTAGAGTAGAGCATCTTCTGCTCCACGCATCCACCAGACACCTAGGCCAAACAGCAGGGCCACAGCAATATAGAAAGCACTTAACCACAGGCTTTCTTTTATGCCAATTTCATGATCTGTTTTATTGAGAACGCCCAAGTCGAATGCCATGAGCGCAATAACGATTACGAAGAACGCAATCCAAGGCAGTACAGCCGCCGATAACAACATTTCCATCATAGTCTCCTAATAATGGTCTTGCCGCTTAGTTTACAAACCGGGTATTGCTACCGTATTGACGATTTGTAAATCCTTTTCAGGATGGCTACTCCCCAAAAGTATTTAGCCTACAATTCTATCGTAGATTTCACGCCAATTCTTTACTCTAGGAATTTCGGGGTGTTCGTAATCCATGTTATGACCGTGCTCCATAATTAAGGATTTAAGTCCTACATTATGTCCTGCTTCCGCATTGGTAATTTTATCCTCGATCCACCAATAGCCTTTATCTCGGTATTTTTCTAGTACTTCATCTTTGTCAGCGCCTGTTTCTAGGATAATAAACTTAGTAAAAGCAGTTTCGCCAAACAGTTTACGCAGATTCATTTTGCGTAATTCTTGTGCATTTTCATCTGAACTCATCGATGTTATACAGTGAAATTGGTAACCGTGTTCTTCGTGTAGTCTTTTTACATAGAACATAGCATCACGCAAGGGCGGAAGGAATCCCATATGCGCTGATTCGTTGAACATTTTGATTAGTTTTTTAGCCTGTTCTTTTTCAATACCATATCGTTTGCCGATATCGTATTTGAACTGACTGTCTTCTACAGTTTTAAATCCGTGCTGTTCCATCCAAACTGAGAAAGCGTATTCCCAATCTAAAATTACACCATCGGCATCTGTTAAAATGATTTTTTTCATACTTGTATTATATACTCAGTTAATGAATTTGTCAAGTCTTCTATAGGACTTGTTGCTTCGCCATAAATACTAGGCTTTTAAGGAGATCCGAAATGAAAAAGCGTAACTACACACAGGCAGACGTAACCAAGCTACAAGGTAGCCTAAAAATTGAATATACACTAGCAAAAAGAGGCGCAACAAAATTGCGTGAATTGCTAGCTACAGAACCATTTGTTCCTACACTAGGAGCATACAACGGACAGCAGGCAGTACAACATGCCAAAGCTGGACTCAAAGCAATTTATCTATCAGGTTGGCAAGTTGCAGCAGCCGCAAATACAAGTGGTCGTGTTTATCCCGACCAAAGTCTATATCCAGTAAACTCTGTTCCAGAAGTGGTCAAAGAGATCAATAATGCACTTCGCCGTGCCGATCAAATACAAACTCTAGAAGGTGTCGGTAATACTGATTACTATCTTCCAATCATTGCAGACTGTGAAGCAGGTTTTGGTGGAGCACTGAACGCCTACGAACTAACACTCAGCTGTATTGAAGCAGGTGCTGCCGCAGTACACTTCGAAGATCAACTATCAAGTGAAAAGAAATGTGGACATTTGGGTGGTAAGGTATTGATTCCTGTACGTCAGGCTATCCGTAACCTCAATGCCGCAAGGTTGGCCGCAGATGTTGCCGAAGTTGATACAGTTATTCTAGCTCGTACAGATGCAGAATCGGGTACACTGATCACTACAGATATTGACCCTATAGATCGACCATTCATTGACTACACAAAAGAGCGTACAGAAGAAGGCTTTTATCACTTTAAGAATGGATTAGGTGCCTGCATCGCTCGCGGACTTGCCTATGCTGAATATGCAGACTTATTGTGGTTTGAAACATCAACTCCGGATTTAGTACAGGCACAGGCATTTGCCGATGCTATCCATGAGAAGTTTCCCGATCAACAGTTGGCCTACAACTGCTCACCTAGCTTTAACTGGCGCAAGTATCTAACTGAAGAACAGTGCGAGGCATTTCAAGCAGAGATTGGCAAGATGGGCTATGCTTATCAATTCATCACCCTTGCTGGATTCCACTGTAATAACCTTGCTACATTTGAAATGGCTGAAGCCTATCAGAAAACAGGTATGCGTGGTTACTCAGATATGCAACAACGTGAGTTTGCCGCACAGGAAAGAGGATTTACTACCGTAAAACATCAACGTGAAGCAGGAGTTCCATACTTTGATGCTATCGCCACCGCAGTTGGTGCTACATCAACTACAGCTCTAGCCACTTCAACAGAAGCAGATCAGTTTCATTAATATGTACACTTAACAGAAGATGGGTGGTTGCTATATATAACAACCACTCAACTTTGAGGATAAAATAATGTTAGCAGTAATCTATACCTTAGTGATGGTACAAATCACTATTGCCTGTGTAACGCTTTATCTACACAGATCACAGACACATCGAGCAGTACAGTTTCACCCGGCAGTAAATCATTTTATGCGATTCTGGCTTTGGCTGACAACAGGAATGGTTACTAAGCAATGGGTGGCTATTCATCGCAAACATCATCAAACCAGCGATACCAAAGACGACCCGCACAGCCCACAAGTTTACGGAATATGGCGTGTGCTGTTTGGCGGAGCATTCTTATATCACAAGGCCAGCAAAGACACAGCTATGGTTGAGAAACTAGGAGTAGGCACTCCCAACGATTGGCTAGAGCAAAACGTTTACTCCACACACAGTCGCCTGGGCATTCTTATTATGTTGATCATAGATCTATTGCTCTTTGGGCCGTGGGGATTGTTAGTGTGGGGTATTCAAATGATATGGGTTCCTTTTTGGGCAGCTGGTGTCATCAATGGACTCAGCCACTGGTGGGGATATCGCAACACGGATACTAAAGATACCAGTCGCAACCTATGGCCCATAGCATTTTGGATCGGAGGTGAGGAACTACACAACGGTCATCATGCTGATGGTGCCAATGCCAAGTTTAGCCAGCGTTGGTGGGAGTTTGACATAGGTTGGTTATACATTAGAATATTAATGTTCTTTAAGTTAGCCAAACTTAGAACCTAAGAAAAAAGGACCCGCAGGTCCTTTTTATTTGAAGTAGTTTTAAATTACTTCTTTGCACCTGTGTTAACAAATGCGTACATCTTTTCTGCTGTTTCTAGTACTTTGTCAAGTCCTGGAAACTCAGGCATACCAACTGTAGTAACGATCTGACCAGTTTTGTCATCACGTTTAGCTGTCATTTCCCAACCTTGAAACTTTGAGTGGAACTCATCGCTTACTAGACCTTTGGCCATATCTAGAATGTCTGTACGGATTTCATATCCGTTTTTGTTGAACTTTACTTCTGGTAGTTTTGGAGTTAAATCAGACATTATTTTACTCCTTTGCGAACTGTATCTTTAGCATTGGCAACTAGTGTTTGTGCAAGTGTTAGAGTCGTGTCAACCCAACCTTGATAAAACTTAGTTTGTGCTTCGATTAATGTTACCAATTTTGCTTGGATTTCTTTATCGGTAACGAATGTGTTAACGATTGTCTTCTTACCACTTTGGATGGCGTCGATAGTTTGATTAAACATAATTTTTCCTTTGTGTGTGTATGTTTTACATCAGCTACTTGTTTTTCACTGATGTACTATTATATATCTTTATTTGAAAAATTGCAAGGGAAATGTGGCCATCTTGGCAAAACGCCTTGACAATTTCCCCAAATGATCAAACTTGGCTATGTTGTTTACAGTTGCTTCGTGAATGATGCTAACTGCATTGGCATCGGGTATTTGTATATCAGCCATTACTTCACCGCCTTCACTGACTAATATTCCGTGCTGTTGTGCCAACTTCTTTATGGCAGCATTGTGTTTTAGGCAAACCATGCAGCCCGCTTTGATGCCTCGATTTTGACACCACTCTACCACACGGCTCATTAGGCTGTAGCCCATGCCCTTGCCTTGATACTGCTTGAGTACTGAAAAAGCCAACTCAATAGGACGATCTTCTAGACTGATGTGTCCTGCACCAACTATTTCTAGGTCTTCGTTTTCAATTACAAACACTCTGTGTCTTTGAAAGTTTTCTTCAAACTTGTCACAGAGTGCGTTAATGGTTTCTTCCTGAATTTGATAACCAAATCGTAGATACTTGCTGTCATCGTCTAACGCTAATAAATGGGATCGATAACGATTGTATTCGTGATAGGGTAGCTCAAATACTATGTGTGACATTATTTTGATATAACTTGTTTAGCACGCTCATATTGATTGTTGCGAGCTAGGTGTGCAGCATAGCTGGCTTCGCCAACTGCTGTAAAAAATACTGCGATTGCGTTAAAAATGGCTTTCATATGTTTTCCTTTTGAGTGATATGACTGTGAACACTTGTGGTTTTCACTATCAGTATTTATACTGAGTATGCTGCAACTGCACATAAACCGGCCTATTTGACCTAAAGACAAATTTACTGTACAATAGTTTTAAATTGAGTTAAATATAGTATCAACCGGAATAATGATGAAACTTAGAACAAGATCAATACTACAGGAATTAAATGAGCTGGCTGAAGTGCGCAATATGGACGCACTGTACGAAAGCCGTGCCACTAACATCATCAATTCCGCTATCAATCTACTGGAAAGTCTTCACAAACACTATACTCCAGAACAGGCCGACGAACTAGAGCGTAGATTTATCAATGCTATCCGTGGGCAAGATTCAGCCAAATTTACTCGCGGTGTTCGTAAAATTACAGAATCTAGAAAACAACAGAAGCTATTGGAAAGCAAAGACAATGACTAAGGCATTACTAGAGGGCGGCAACGTATTCAAAGACGCTGACAAACAGCCCTTGACCCGTAGAATACAGCGTGATGAAATCACAGGAACTATCGGATTCTTAGAAAAGAGCACAGGCGTTGATTTCAGCCTAGACAAAGACGAAGAGGGTGTACCAATTAAATGGCTAGGTACTACCGGACGTAAAGCTGATTCAGGTGATCTAGATCTATCAGTTGATGCTCGTGAACTAGACAAAAAAGAATTTGCACAGAAACTGATATCAATATTTGGCAAAGATTCAGTTAAATTAAGTGGTGACAATGTACACTTAAAAACTCCTATCAACGGAGATCCTGCCAACGGATTTGCACAAACAGATTTCATGTTCAGTGTCAATCCCAAGTTCCAACAGGGCTCAATGATAGGCAGTGGTCCAGACAGTCCTTATCGTGGCGAACATCGCCATATCGTGTTAAGTTCGATCGCCCGTGCCCGAGGCATGAAGTATTCACCTAAGAGTGGCTTAGTTGATCCAGAGTCCAACGAACCCTTGCCCAACGGTGATGATTGGAATAGTATAGCCAAACAGTTGCTGGGGCAAACTGCCACAGTCAAAGACATTCGCTCAGTTGAAGCTATCATCAACTACATTAAAAAGCTGCCTAACTATGAAGAACTAATTTCAGCTGCCCAA